TGCGACCTGTAATAGTACGAAGTGTCATAACCCTACCATGTACTTTATTACTATCATCACATGCCTCTATCCAGGACTCTACCATTACTGCTCTCTTCTGCAATAAAAAATACTTTGCAAATCTTTCTGCAGTTAGTTTCAACTCCGGCTCTTTGATTGTTTTCAAAACAGTTTCATTGACTATTATATTTTCTTTATCAGTAAACTGTTTAGGTTTCCAACCTCTCTTCATCAGCCTATCTGCTATCTGCTGACGAGAACCTATGTTAAATGGTATCTCCTTTGTCTTCGTCTTCATCTCCACAATCGTAGGTTCAAACTCCTCCAACGACCATTGTTCTAAATCATAGATATCATCTTTTAATCTTGCTAATAATTCTTGTGCTTTCTGTATATTAAAAGCAAAACCATTCTTTTCTTGTTGGTCTACAATCAATCTAATATCATGCTCCAAGTCTATAGATTCCTTTGAGAAACCTTTGCTTTCTTTTAATAACTCTTTGTAAACAGCGTGTGTAATCTCTACGTCTTGTTTACAATAGTCTAGCATAGCTTGATTATACTTTGAAAAGTTTACTCCTTCACCACCTTTTAGCATGTTTAGTTTTTCTCCCCATGCTTTCAGGCTATGACCTTTTTCTCTGATAGGATTAAACAACTGAGATAGTATTAAAGTATCTATAATATTACCTGGTGATATCTCTGCATCTAATAATCTATTTAGCACCGGTGCATCAAACGATAAACCATTGTGCATAATAAATTTATCTACACCTTTGGCCCAGTTTTTAAAACCATACATATTACCTGAGTCCCATACAGTAATAACATTAGTATCTATATCTTTTACTACAATGCAATGTATTTTAGAAGGATTAAATCCATCTGTCTCAATATCAAGAACTACTTTCATTTGCTCCACACCAACTGCAGTCTTCTCCTTTTCCTATCTCCATTTCTGATTGTTCTTCTGGACAATAATGACTCCACATTTCTTGTTCACTAAATAACTCTTTTTGTTTTTCCATAGTAGGTAATTCAAACTTATGATATACATCTACATGTGTTTCACATTTAGGACAACTTAAATTAGTGACAATATCGTAATG